GCGCTGTCTACTGTGCTTACAACAAATAACATACCTTTGATTAACCAGTCAACTGATGCACCGCCAGATGTATCAACTGTGAATGTATAAGATGAGCCTGCTGATACAGCAGATCCACTATTTACAGCCGCAGCTAATAAAAATCCTCGGTCAGTCCAGTTTACTTTATTCCGATTTTCTAAATAACGGAATACTGGGTCATCGGTAGGAGCTTTCGCAACCTTACTTAGGTAGACAAAAAACGGAGATTCCTCAGGAGCTAATTCAGCTACTCGGTCTCCGAAATTATATAACCGTCTACGGTCTGGGGCTGTTCCTACGCCAGCAGAGGTTGAAGAGGCAGTTATATCACTGGACTTTAATGTTCCAGAATTATACGAAATTGCCATTTTATTTTCCTCATACTATTTTGTTATTATTATGGAAGTGCCGTTCCACTACCCGTACTCATAATCGTATCCCAAACCTTATCTTGGTCTGTTTTAGGACTCTGAGGAGCTTGTCCTTGTAGGACTCCAGCTGTCCGGGGAGCTTGTTTCGCTGCACTTACCGCTTCTACTGTGTCATTATTGGCAACAGAATTGCCATTGACATCCCGCCAAAGTTTAACCAAATTACCTAAACCAACACTTTCTGTGGGTTGCGTTGAAAACTCCATAAACTCTTTAATGTCATTATCTGACATTTTATAAGTATCACGAAGTGTACCCATCGTATTGTTTAAGTACATATCGGCTTGCATTTGGCGTTGTTGTTCAGCCATCGCATTCTGGATCATTTCTCCAGCCATTTGCTGCATCTGTGTAGACACATACTGGTTGGATTGTGATCCGGGTTTTGTGAAGGCTTCCCAAGGGTTGAAGTCATCTTCACTCAGTCCGGGTTGTGATTCTGGTGCACTTTGTTGATTAGCTATACCGTCTTGTAATGTCTGAACCAGATCTGGTCTCGTCTCCAGTAATTGAGCTAGTGGCTCTAGTCGTGACAGTTTCTGATTATCGGACTGTGCCCGATCATACATTGACTGAAACTTCTTTGCCTCAGACTCATAGTCTACTGAAATAGTTTCCTCTGGTGCAGGTTCAACAAACCCTTGCTCTTGCTGAACTGGTTCAACAGTAGCTGTAGGTTCTTGACCAACGATATCCTCAATAAATGCAGCTTCACTATCCATCGGTTGAGTACCGACATTAGCCTCTGCTTGTTCTAATGTGCTCATATTATCTCCTTATTTTAAGATGTCTCTAATCCTGCGGAGTTGAACCAGCTTCATTAGAACCTCTTTCAAGATCCATAGCTAATTTCTCCACTTCGAGCTTCACCTCGTTTTCGAGTTTGTTACGCTGAACTCTACGATCAGCTTTGGCATCCGAAGAAACCTCAGAAAGTCTGGACTTGAATTTCTCCACTTCCACTTTCTTACGGTCACTAACAGATTCCCTCTGGGCTGTTTGCAAGTCACCCTGCAAAGTCTTTAATTGCTCATCAAGAGCTTGAATTTGTTGCATCATTTGCTGCTTCTCATCTGTCCGCTGCAAAATACCTTCTTTGTCAAATATTTCAGGATTCTTCTTTAATACTTCATACTTATCAACAATTCCCATTTGAAAAGCCTCTAAGTATACATTAAGCTCCGCCCACTTATTGGAAGGCATAGTAGAACCTGATTCAATCCGAATATCGTGCTGATCTAAGAAATGTCTATCTTTTTTCATATCCATTACAGCACCACTAACATCTGTATAATAATTTGCCATAACCTCTGTTATGTTATTATTTGGCTGTGCCAATCTAAAAATCTTTTGAAAGGTATAATGACCTTTTGAGAGATTGTAGATTATCTTCCCAAGCTTATTAATGCTAAATTCAATATCCCTTAACTTAGACTTAGGTCTTTCAGTTCCTAGGGCTATCATCCTCTCTGTCCCTTTGACAGTCTCTGGGGCTTTCTCAGAAAAACCATGCATCATTTCTGGCAGACCAAATATAAAATCTATATAAAATTCTGACTGCTGTATTAGTTTGTAAAACTCTCCAGCAAGTGGCTGAGGAGCGGGATAATGAGGTTCTCCCTGAGAAGAGTCCACTTCTATTACAGCATTTGGATTTGCCCAATCCTTTTCAAGTTGACTTACATCATCAACACTACCAAGTGGAACCAATAGTTTTAGCCCCGCTGAAGCTTGGGCATGAGAAAGTGCTAGAGACCAAAGTTTATTTAGGAGGCGTTGCATTGGTCTCGCACGGGAGACATCGCTCTTGGGATATGGAGTGCCTGTCCAAACATTAGGCAGCGGGACTATTGGATATTCATCTGTATTTAAGATAGATTCATAAAGAACTATTTCTCCAAGAGTCGCACAAACCTTTACCCGATTCTGCAATACCTCTACAATTTGGTATGCTCCACTTTCCAAAACCTCTTGATTCTGTTCTGCAAATTCTGCATATTCATCAGGAGATAAAATAGACTCTTCCTGACTCTGAACATCAATCACACGATAGAATGGAACTTTAACTTTATAAAATCTTTCTAATATCTGATATTTTTTAACTTCAAAATAATCTTTATCCTTCACCTCAGAAGGAGTAAAGACAGTCATTGAATTTTTATTTTGAGCAGATGGGTAATCTTCATCATCATAGCTAAAGCCAGAAAGATCATGTATAATTCCTTTTATTTCCTCCCCAGTCTCTGGATCTATTTGATCTCCCAATTCAGGGTAGAGGTTTAGTACCTGCTCACCAGTTAGTATAGTAGATAGAATGATTCCATCGGAATCGCTAAACCAACGATCACGTGATGAAGGTGAGGCATAAACCCTAAATGGGTCAATATAAGTGAACTTTACATCCCCCCTACCGAAGTCTGATTGTCCATCAATATAAGCATACAGATACCCAATACCTGTTGTTGCATAATCATGTATTGCTTGCTTTATCTGAGAATCACCATCTGATATTTGCCAGATATAGCCAACAACAGTTCTCCATAGAGAAGATACTTGAACATCTGAATCTTCACGAGGAGTAATTGTAAAAGCTGGTGCTCTTGATGTTAATACTGCTTTAAATTTTTCAATAGCGGAGGAGATCCTATCCATTGGAATATCAGCTTGATTCCTCTGAGATAGCTCATCAGACTCTTCCGCACTAAAATGATTACCAAGGTAGAAATCAATATCCTTACGGGATTCTGTATCCCAATCAGAACGAGCATCTCGCCATTGACGATGTAACTCTTCATTGTGTAAAGCCCTTGGATCTTTATCTATTTTGCTCAAAGAACCTCTGCATCATTTGTTGTTTCATATATTCATCTCTGTTCCTAGTTTCGGAATCTTCTGATGGTGATTGTGGCTGTTCGTAAATTCCAAATGGCTCAGGGCGTTGCTCAATAAGTTCACCCTCCTTACCTAAAGACTGTATCAAAGAATCTAACTTAATAGCTTCTAAGGATTGACGAGCACTATCAAGCTTTGCTTGTTCTGCTGCTTGCTGTAAATTGTCTCTAGTAGCTTTTAAAGAGTTCATATAAGCACCGGGCTCACCCCATCTACCACTAGCTGCTGCACCCGGCTGTCTCTGGTCGAAAGGTACAAATCCATTACCACCCTGTTGTGGCTGCTGCTGTCCTTGCTGTTGCGGTTGCTGCATCATTTGTTGCTGCTGTAAAAACTGCTGCATCATAGCATCATCTTGAACTACATCACCTTCTTGATAACCTATCATACCACCATATTGTTTAGAAGTCAGTTTTTCAGCTAGTTCGTGGGTCATTAAATCCTCGTAAGCATCCTTACTAGCAAGTGCTTCCCTTTCTTTTTGAGTTCTCCAGAGTTTCTTTGGTTCTTTAGTGTCTTTTTTAGGTAATCTTTTCAACATTCTTTTTATTTTCTCAATATCTAATCCTTTTCCAAAATTTTTTGCGATAGCCCCTACTGCCCCTGCTGAACCAGTAACCATATCCATAATCTCTTGATTCTGTCTATCTATCCTATCTTGATCCTGTAAAGAACCATGATCAAATGTCTGAGGTAAACTTTGCTGATATAGCATATTCATCATATCTGCTGAAGTAGCATCTGGAGCCATCATTCCACCATTTTGATAGCCCATTACACCATTAGGGGTAGTTAGTCCACCGCCCATCATAGGTTTAGCACCTTCGAGAGCAGCCATTGATAATAACTTATCTATGTTATCATGACCGCCTTCATCTGGCATATTGTTTAATTTTCTTAATAGCGGTACTCCAAGAATATCTACTGCACTCTTTTTAATTACAAATTCACCCGGAGTTAGTTTGGCGGTTACTGTGTCTGTGCTTGGCATAATTAGTCCCTTATCTCAAAATGTGGAAAATCATCGAAGCGGTTGTCCATGACCTGAAAATCCATGTCCCAGTCTCCACCCCAACGAAGCT